CATTGCTACGCAATTTGAAACTGAAAGATTCGAATCTAATAATTACAAAATTCACGGAAAAATTAAAATGGTGTTTAGGAATTTATATTCTGGAACAACCGCATTTAATCCATTAGTTAGAAAGTTTTATGATGTTAATGACGGAATCGGTCAAGTTAATGGTTTTTTACCCTATAATGAATTTGCATTCCTTAGAAATGATGTGGTAAGAGAAGTTAACACCCCACAACAGGGGTCTGATTTAACTTCCTTCAGTCAACAATTAACATTATCGGAAACACCCGAACATACATTAATAACACCGAGTACCGCACCATATCAGAACTGGAACATTTACCTATCATATGTTTATGACCAAGATAGTGATTATGAAATAAATTATACTTTAAGTGGAGGTACCACTGGAACTACATATTCCGCAACGGCTAAAGACGGGATACCATTTAGAGTCGTTGATAATGGAGTATATCTTAGTTTAATTTCACCAGTCGAACACGGAATATCGGTAGGTGAATTTATTACGTTATCGACAAGTGGAAATACATTTTATGTAACATCAGGTAGTGGATATGTAACTACTACAAGTTTATCGGGTAGAACTTTTAACATTGATAGTGTTGGTAATTCAACTTATAATTCGGAAAAATACGTTATAAACATATTAAAAAGTGATTTTATAGTTGGAACAACATTAAGTCCCGTGGTATTTGGTAAAAGATGTATTAATAGAGACGATATTACAAACACATTGTCAGAATATTACGTCCACAAACATAAAACATTAACACAACAATCTGATTATATCTTAGATAAGGTAGGTTTCGAAAGTTCAATATGGGAAGACGAGAAGAAAATACTTTTCGAAAATGCATTAGGTGAAAACGATGTTATAGTAGAAAGAAATAGAATGGAATCGTTAATCTACGATTTTAAAACTCCACTTACTTTGACGGGATTAACTAATAACTTAGGGTATACCCCAACTGATGTCTATGTTAGCGTAATTTTAAGAAATGGGAACGGTTACTTTAACTATCCACCTAAAGTTGGTTATAAGTTTAACTTCCATAATACTTGGATAGATAATCACTTTAATGGTAATGATTCAATAGAAACTGGAATCACAACAACTTCAATCTCATCAAATACAACTGGTTACACATTTACCGGTGGAACCTCATTACCGATAGGAACGGTTCTAACGGGTGCATTCGTTGAATATAATAATAGTGAAATGAAAGAAAGAATCATAAGTGAATCTTTCCATAAATTTACGGCTAGAGTCGATTTATTTAATCACGGACAAACAGATAGTACTATTAATTTCTCAGGTGTCACATCCACAAATCAAAGTGGACTTTATTACCAACCACATTATAGAGTTAAATTAAGACAATTGTCACCATATATTGAAACATCGACAACGGATGATATTTTCAATCTACCTGAAAATAGTAAGTACTACGAAAATGAGGGACAATGGAAATGGAGAGATTTATACGACCCAGGTTTTATCGATATTGACGGATTTGGTGTCGACCACCCTTTCATTAACAACATTCACTATGTTAAAAATGATATTAATTTCTATTTAAGAAATGAGGAGTTTTACCGAAATAAAACCGATGGAATAAATAGTTTTAATAATAGAGCTAACGGTTCAAATTTAATTGATTGTTAATGAAAATAGTTAGAAACGACAACAACAATAGTATAGTAATAAATCAAGATTTAACTTTTAGAACTGATTTAGGGTGGGAAGATTCTGCAAAAGAGTTAGAGTACCAAACATTACGTAAAATAATCAACCCTATTGAAAATTATGAAACTGTTAGGTATGTCCATAAACCATATGAAACAACATTAAGTGAGTTAACATTTGAACAAACGGACATATGGTTCTATTTTTATTTTTTAAGTGGGTCAACCTATGTTCAAGATTATGAACCAACTGGGTTATCGGCAAATGAGAATGCGTTAATGCAAAAACAAGTTACTCAAAGTTTTTTCAGATTGGAATTTTTTAAAACCCCTAGTGAAATTGTTAACAATGTAGAGGTTGTCGAACCACCTAGTAGATTTAATAGGAGGTTAGTTTTTAGTAAAAACTTATCGATACCGTTGGGTGAAAAATATTTTTATACCACACTTAATGATTACATATATAAACCTGCCTTTGTTGGGTCAAACTATAGAAACAAGGAAAATATGTATTTTTTCTGGTTCCAAGATGAAACGGCATTAAATGAAACATCATTAACGGGTAGTACATTTTGGATGACCGCTAAATTTTATAATGCAGAAGACGGGTCAATAACCGATTTTGTTAAATCTGACATCGGAAGTTCTGAAGTTAATGAAACAAATGATATGTATTATAAGGTAGTAATTGATAAAACTGATTACTCTTACCAAGTTTTTCGTTATAATAATAACACACAAGGAACGAGGGTGGGTGAAAGTGTAGATCCGATAAAATTTTACGAGAAAAAGGGGTAATGGATTCAAATAAATACGAAATATTAAAAAAACATATTCATACTGTTTCACTTGTTTCATTAACAAGTCAGAATTGGTATGATGAAGACGGTAATTTAAAACCTTGGACAAATGGCGATATCTATATTGGTCCTCAAATAGGTGATGCCGTATATAATATTAATGTGACGGGAAATTTAATCGAGGGTTATTACAAATGGAGTGGTTCAACTTGGATAAGTGGTGACGCTGGAGATGTTTTACCATCATATAACCTACCTATCTACTTAGAAAGTAGTGTAGATGAAATGGGTGTTATGGTTGGATTCGATGGTGAAGTACAACAAGTGGACCAACTTGTTAATTTTTCATACTCAGGAGTTACTGGTACAAAGACAATTAACATATATTCAACAACCAACCCCGATAAATTAAGAAAAATCATAGAACAAGTTTACGTATTAAATTGGGGAGATGGTACACCTACGGAAACCCTGACAATTAACAATGGGATACCAAACACGTCTTTACCAACATTAACTCACACTTACGGCAGTTCAATCACTGAAAGTGTTGTCACAATAACTTTTAGTTCACCTTGGGCAAGTCAAATTGTTTCTAAAAAAATCTCATTACCATTCCTCGACCCAACATCAATTAGTAACCCTTTAGGGTCTTTTAGTGGGGTGACGATGCCAATTGAATTAGATTATATCAATGATTTAGACAACACCACAGACCCAACAGACCCCGCCACGATTCGTTATATGGGTATAGGACAAAGTAGAATTGAGGAATTAAGACAATATGGACAAACAACATTTAATGGAGTAAGTGTAGATGAGATAAACGGATGTAGTGGTTATACGTTAGATAATCTTTATTATTGTGATTTTGAAGATGGATATACTATGATTACAGGTAGTACTTCGACATTTACAAAGGAAGAAGTTATCAATAGAATGATTACAAGAAATGAACATTTTATTGGGTTTATTGATGAACCTACAATTTATTCTGACATTTTTGTTGAGAGGGGTAAACAAGGAGTAATGGAAAAGAATCTAAGATTAGGTGAAATTGACAATATTGGTGAAGTTGGAATATACGGAAATGGGTATTTTAATGTGAGAAAACAATAAAAATTATATTTATTAATAATGAGTAAACAAATTAAATTTAGTGATGAGGATATTAATAAAATAATACACCAACATACCGTTTTAAATTTATCGTGCCAAGAAATTGGAACAACGTTTAATATAAGTAAATCTCCTATAAATAAATTACTTAAGGAGTTAAATTTATTAAAAAAAGGTAATAGTGACGGTAAAAAAATTATTTTTAGTGAAGATGACAAAAATAAAATAAAAAAACTTTACTTAGATGAATATAAATCACCATTAGAAATATCAAAAATTTTAAATATTAATTTTAATACCATTCGAAAAATAATATTTTTTTCTGATTATAAAAGAAATAAAAGTGAAGGAACATCAATTGGTTTAGTTAAAAGATTTACGAACATACCATATAATGAATTTTTAGAAAAGTCAAACGAATTTACGAAATATAAAAGAAAAGTAATTAGTGTGACAAAAAAACAACCAATTCATAATTTAAAAAATTTTAACAGAAGAGGAGTTTCTGGAGTTGACGGTAATTACCACTTAGACCATAAATTCTCAATAGTCGAGGGTTTTAAACATAACATTAGTCCCGAGATTATTGGTCACGTTAAAAATTTGGAATTCATACCTTGGATGGAAAATGTTAAAAAAAGAACAAAATGTTCAATAAATAAAGAAGATTTAAAAATAGATTAATATGGCAGTTGGATCATACGGAATAGTTAGACCATCAGATGTGTCACCGGCGGACGTTGATATTTTTTATCATTACGTACCAAATAGGACGACAACCGCTGAGGTATCATTAAAAAGATTAAATTCTGAAGATGTCTTAACGCCCGTTTTTCATAATGGAGAAACTTCAGATAGTTCAGATTCGTCTGGTGTCGAAGTATTGGGTGGGTTATATAATTTAACACTAGCGTCTGACGATTTTAGTGAGTTAGGAATTTATACACTTCACATTAGACCAAAACAAATCAGAACATCAATTACTGATTGTGGTATATTAGCTTCATTACCTTCTGTTAGAGGGTTAGTTATTGATTTGAGTAACATACCAACCGCAGATAGAAATAAATTCACTTCACAAGGTTTAATTGGTTATCGAGTTGAGTATTTAAACTCTAACGATAACACTAAAATAACTAACTTTTATAGAATTATAACTTCATCATTCTATTGTACACCTGTAGTTTCAAACCTTACAAGTACGACACAGAAGGCGATAAGATATCAATACAGTGTTGCAGCTACGAATTTGTTATTTTTAACAATAACACCGTCGTCAGCACCATCAAGTAGACCAAACGTTGTTCCATTTATTGGTCAACCAGGACAAAATATTATTATAACAAACACATTCTTTAACCCTACAACGGTTGAAGTTGAAATGGTTGAACACGATTCATCGACATTGGCACACGCTCTATACGGTAATCAAAGTAAGGCAGTTTCTAATGGTATATACACAATATACGATAACAATAACAATATCTTTAAACAATACAATCTATTCGAAGTTAAAGACGAATTTAATGAAACTTTATTCGAGATTAGAGAAAATAGAACGGATATTGATGAGACATTAAACTTCGATGATATTACTCAATAATGGCAAGAAGAAAAGTTCCAAGTCAGGCTGCATCTGGTGCAGAAACATTTAGCGATAGTTTAGTTGGTAGACAAATTACCGACGGTACTAGTCAATTGACTAATACGAACTTTGCAATTGATAGATTAATTCCCGAAAAAGATTCTAAAAAATTTAGAACCACACAATTTTCTGATTTTCTTACTTTAGATGATTTAAAGGAAGAGACAGACTCTCCAACTACATCGTCAAAAACAAAAGAAGAGAGAAAAAAAGAAATAAAATTTAAATCTTCAAAAAATAATGCTTCTGTTTCTACTTTCGGTTCATTAAGAAGTAGATTACTTGCCTCGATTACGAGAATTATTAAAAAATTCCCAGCTAGTGGTTTAGTCGATTCTAACAGTTTAATTAGTAATTCTAATTTTACTGCTTATAACATTAGTTACGATTCAAACCAAAACACTACAGAATTTAAAGTTGACTTTGCTAAGATATATAACCCGTTAGACATTACGTTTCTAACACCAAACAGTAATACATTACCAACTACCGACAATGAAATAAGAAGTTTCTTTTCTTCATTTAAAAAATATATAATAGAAGTAAACGGGGTAACTTACCCAATATTAACTTACGAAGAACCAAATTCAAATAACGAAGTAAGGTTAAAAGTGTTTGGTAAACCATTCGGTACTTCAACGACATATAATTCAAATTTTTTAATTAGACCAAATGATGGTATAGTTGAGGAATTTTATATGGGGTTGGATGAATTAGAGGGTATGTTACTAAATAGAGAAACCACTCCATTATACACGGCAATTTTTAAAGTACCTAGAGATAGTTTCGAAGGTGATAAAACAGAAATAAGTGATGTTGAGGTTACTTGGCCTATTTCTAAAGATGGTAAAAACATTAAAATTGTTGGTTTAGATTATGAAAATTACCTAACCCAATTAATTGACTTATCTGACGAAATTGACAACTATAAATCTAATCTTTTCATTAGGTTTATGAGTTCCCCACAATTGTTTGAATTTGATACTGAAGATAAAAAAATAGAATCAGTATTCCAACTATACGGACAGAATTTCGATAAGGTAAAAAAATACATTTCTAACATCGCTAATATGCGTAATATTAGTTATGATGGTGTAAATAACGTTCCGGATGTTTTATTAAAGAACTTGGCTGGTACTTTAGGATTATCTAGTGTGAATCTTTTAGATGAGAAACAAATAGATGAACTACTTTATGTTAGACAGGATACACAATACGGTGCTATTAATTTAGGCGCTAATGTTGTTGATGCGGAGTATGAATTTTACAGAAGATTATTAGTTAATTTAGTTGAGTTATATAAATCAAAGGGTACAAGAAAATCTATTGAATTTTTCTTAAAATTCTTAGGTGCTCCCGAACCAATGATAAAGATAGATGAATACGTCTATAAGGTTGTCGGACTTCCAAAATCATTAGATTTAGAAAATGACATATATGATGTTATTGAGGGTACTAAAGTTAATACGACTTTAAGATTCGACGAAGATACATTTAGTTATCTTATTGAAACAACAACATCTCAAACAACATATGATAGGACAGAATATCCAGTAATTGAAGATAGTAATTTACCTAGAAGAGCTTTCGACGATTCAACTGATATGTTTTTCCAAAAAGGAGCCGGTTGGTATGAGAAAACATTAGACCATAGATCGTCAATGATTTTAGATAATGAATTATCAATCTTAACAGGTAGAACAAAAACTATAAAAACAAAATCAAAAGATTTCACATATGGTGAGGATTATTTTGATGTTTTTAGAACTTTACCAGGTTTAGACACTGGATTCGATATTGTTAATCAAATTGACAATAAAAAATCTCACACGATTGATGATGATTCCGTTTTCCTATTAAACAGAAAAAATATAAGTATTTATTTATCCGCACCTCAAGTGTTGGATTACGACATTTATAGAAAATCGAGAGAATTAAACTTATCTTTTGGATCAACAACTTTAACACCACAAACAGGGGTTACCTTTGCTGAATTTTTAGATAAGACGTTAAGTCAACAAATAAAAAACTCCCACTCAATAAAGTACAAAAAGAATTACATTATTCTTGAAGACATTTATAGGGATTATATTACAAATACTAATTTTGTACCTTACGATAT